CATCAATAGAAAAAGGTTTGTCATTTGATGATATAGTTAATTTATTATTGGTTCATCCAGAGTTTAATAAAATGAGAGCTATGAGAATAGCGAGAACGGAAACTGTAACTGCTGCGAACGCTGCTGCTTATGTATATGCGAATGAATCAGGTGTTGAGTTGAATAAAATTTGGATTGCAGTAAAAGATAAAAGAACAAGGCATGATCATTCACTTGTTGATGGAATTACAATAGATTATAATCAACCATTTATTGTTGGAGGTATTGAGATGATGCAACCCGGAGTAAGAACACAACCAAATGGATTGCCGGTACCTGCAAAAGAAACGGTTAATTGCAGATGCACATCAGCCTACATTGCTAAAAGAGATTCACAAGGAAAAATTATCTCGAAGCGTTAAAAATTACTTTTTCACTCTTTTTTTCTTTCTGAATTTTATCAAAAATTGCAATTTCGACAAATTTTGATATTTTATAAAGAGGTGGAATATTTTTAATTAGCTCTTCATAAACCTCATCAGATATTCTTACATTTCTTCCTTTTGCTTTCATAATATTAGTTTTAACACAAAATAACATAATTTTTGTGGAAATAATTAATAATAAAAAGATTAATTTTAATTGTGAATGATATTTTTACATATAAGAATAGCACATTAAGTGCAAATATTTCAGATGTAAGTCCTAAACAAGGGATAGTTACAGGTTATTTTGCTCATTTTAATAATGTAGATTCCGATGGCGATATAATAAGACCAAAAGCATTTACAAAGACAATAAAAGAAAATGGGCCTAATTCAAATAGTCCTCGAATAAAACACTTGTTAAATCACAATCCTTGCGAGCCTTTGGGAAAACTTTTAAATTTAAAAGAGGATGCAGTAGGATTGACTTATGAATCTCAAATTGGAAGTCATAATTTAGGACAAGATTTTATTAAAATGGTTGAAAGTGGATTAATAACTGAACACTCAATTGGGTTTCAAATATTAAAACGCAACCAAATTCAATCTTACGAAGATTATATGAAACATCCAGAAAAGGGATGGTATGAAATAACTGAAGTTAAACTATATGAAGGATCTTCATTAACGGCTTGGGGCGCAAATCCGTTAACTCCAATTACTTCTTTGAAATCAGAATTTGATGTTGATATGATTTCAAAACAACAAAAAGCGATTGAGAAATTTTGTCGTAATACTGATGCTACTGATGAAACAATTGAATTATTGTTAATTCATTCAAAACAATTAACGCAACTTGTATTTGATATAAATAAAAGCACTTTGCCGGTAGAAAAAACCACAAAGCCGCAAGAAAATTTATTAGATGCAATTCGTGAATTTAATAGTAAACTTAAATCTTAAAAACAAATTATCTTAAAATGGATAAGAAAGAATTAATGGTTGAGTTAGAGGGTTTAAAATCAGCTCTTGAAACATCAATCAACGAAAAAACAAAGTCTGAAATCGCAGACCAATTGAAGTCAATGATGACAAGCGTAGAAGAAAAAATCAATGCACTTAACGCTGCTAATGACAATGCTGAAACAGTAAAGTCTTTGACAGAAGAAGTTGCTTCATTAAAATCAGAACAAGCTGCAATCCTTAAAGGATTTGATATGCTTCAAACAAGAGTTAAATCAACAAAAACAAGTAACGTGGAAGAGAAAAAATCATTTGGTCAAGCTTTTGCTGAAGGCTTAGAAAAGAATTTTGATGAAATTCAAAAGGTAAAGAAAGGACAACCTTTCAGAATGGAATTAAAGGCAGTTGGTAATATGTTATTATCATCTAACCTTACAGGAGATGGTACTGCATCATACTCTGCTACTCAGGCAATATTACCTGCTCAGAAAATAAATTTCAGAGATTTGGTTCCTACAACTGTATCTCCTACTGGTCTTTATGTTCAGTATAAAGAATCTGGAGGCGAAGGTGCTTTAGCTCAACAAACTGAAGGTTCTTCTAAAGGTCAAATTGATTACGATTTTACTGAAGTTAAAGTTGTTGAAAACTACATCGCTGGTTTTGCTCGTTTCTCTAAGCAAATGGCAAAACAACTTCCTTATATGCAATCTACTCTTCCTCGTTTGTTGATGAGAGATTTCTACAAGAAAGAAAATGATTTGTTTTGGACTGCGGTAACTACTGCTGCAACTGGTTCTACAACAACTTCTGAAACTGATGATGTGAAAGCAATCATTGATTACTTGGCTAACCAAGCTAATGCAAACTTCAATGCTTCTTTTGCAATCGTTAATCCAATCCAATTGGCTCGTTTGAATAAGTTGTTATATACTAACGGTTACTATCAAGGTTCTGGTGGTGTTGTTTCTGCTCCTAATGGTTCTATCACAATTGGTGGTACTCCAATAATCTCTGCTTCTTGGGCAGTTGATGATAAGATTCTTATTATCGATCGTGATTATTGCGAAAGAGTTGAAACTGAAGCTTTGACTATTGAGTTCTCAATGGATGATGCTGATAACTTCACTAAGAACTTGATTACTGCTCGTATCGAGTGTCAAGAAAACATCAACTTAATGTTGCCAACATCTGCAATCTTTGCTGACTTAGGTAACGTAGCTTAATTGTTGTGGAGTGAATATGTGTAAGGCCCTGCCCTAATGGGTGGGGCTTTTTAAAATAAAAAAATATGGTAGAATATAATTCAGTTATAGATATTCAATTTGATGATGCAACAATTATTGAACCAGTTGGATTAGTTGAAGTAAAAACATTTTGTAAGATTGATATTAGCACAGATAATGATATTATAGAGGAGCTAATAACATCTGCAAGAGAAATGTGTGAAGATTATTCTGGGATAGGTTTTGTGGAGCATAATTTAATTGCCGTTTTAAATAATTCAAATGGAGGCATATATCTACCTTATGGCCCAACAGGAACCATAACGAGTATTGTAGATAGCAATGGGAATACATTGTCATCATTAGATGATTATGAAATTGTTGGTGGCGCATTTAAATCGATATTAACTCCTAAGAATGAAAGATTGACTGTTACATATACATCAGGATATACAGAGCTTCCTAAAAGGCTTAAATTAGCCTTATTGAATACAATTTATTATTTGTATGATAACAGGGCGCAATCAATTGATCACATTTACGATAAAAATGTTCCTACGATTGGGAATATTGGCCCTATTAGTGAAATGATATTAAAACCATTAAGGCGTGTTATATAAATTAAACAGAAGGGTAGAAGTAAAGAGATGGGCGAATGTAAAAAATGAATTTGGTGGATTGACTGCCGTTGAAGTGGCATCTTGGACTAAATGGGCAGAAATACGTTCAAGCAATTGGATTAATCTTGATTTATATAATACAAGATCAGGAAGAGCAAATGAGGAATATCAGCAAAATAAATGGGAATATGATACAACCATAATTTTAAGATATGAAAGCGAAAGACCTACTCGATCTAATGATACTATTGTTTATAATGGCGAAGTGTATGTAATTAATAGCATTTCAGTTAATAATGAATATGCTAAAAATTTCGAGGTAATAAAATGTTCTAAAATTGATTCAGCAATAAATAATGATGCGCCTGTGGAAACAAATGTTATTAAATTTATAAACTTTTCTGGTACATCCGGGCAAAGTTCTTATACTAATTCATCTTTAATTTTAAGAAATGTTTTTGCAATATTTAAAGATGGTATTCAGTATGCAGAAATAACTTCAGGAACACCAATTGATAAACAAGTTTTATTTAATAAACATACAGGAACATTAACATTTGGAATCCCATTTGAAGAAGGTGAAGTTGGTACTATAATTTATTATTAATGCTAAATGTAAAAATAAATGGCCTTAATGAGGTTGTAGGCAAGTTAAATAGACTTGATACGAATGCTAAAAAAGCTATTCAAGAGGCATTTAATGATTGTGGGAATAGGATTTCTGCTGATGCTAAACAATTGGTTTCTGCAAATGCTTCTGATACAGGTTATTTACAAAATTCAATACATCCAGTTTACAAAAAAATGGGTACATCAATTATTGCATCAGCAAAATATGCTGCATATATTGAATTTGGAACAAGAAAATTTGCATCGAGTTATGTAGCATCACTTCCATCTG